GAACATTTGTTTATGGACATAGCCACAAAGAAGGCGGGGGTTATCCGCCACATTAAAACTCTGTTATGAAGCTAGTGTCATTCCACCATTGCATACCTACATCTCCTGCACTTAACCCTTCGCTATTATCGTTTTCGTAGTCAACATATATGCTACTACCAATTTTAATACCTTCTTCATAGTATAGGGTTGCTTTTATGCTTTCATAGACTTCTTCATATTTCTCTGCAAGTATATCTTGTACTTGAATTAAGTCTTTATTATTTAATTCTGTATTGTCAATTATATCTTGAAGTGATTCATAACTTCTTTTTAGTTCAGCTAATATTTCTTTATCTTTCATTTATATCTCCTCCTTACTTCTAGTGAATAATCTATAATTCTTATGTCCTTTATATCCCATAATGACACCTTGATTACTTATCGCCAGCCACTCGCTTGCACGAAGCGGTTCGATATATAATGTTTTGGCGTCCTGTAGACTACAGCCTAACACATTGGCTACAGCAGTTGATGACATACGTCCTCGCTCTGCTACCTTCTGCATAATTAAAAACTCTTTATCACTTAAACCAGTTGCACCATCAATTGCAAATCTTGAATCCAGAAGCTTGTTCACTTCCGCTTCTTTTACTTTAACTAATTTTTCAGTTTTTATAGCACTCTTCATAGACTTGGCAAGAGATAATGCTGTACGAGGCACACCCTTACTAGCTCTAATTATTGAAGGTAAAGCACTTTCGTCTAAATCAGGGTTGGCACGTCTAACAATCTCTTGAAGCTCATCGTCACTATAATTTTGTAATTCGATCCATTTGCATCTGTTCACAAACGCTTCAGGTAAAGGGCTTAGAATATTTGTTGCGAATACAAATCTTGCTTTTGGTAATTTTAAATCCATACATAAATCTGTATCGTAAAATGTACCCTTATCTATTATCTTATATAATCCTTCTAATACTTTTTGTTGAAGAGAGTGTATCTCATCAAAAAATAATATATCCCCGTCCTCAGCTTCTTTAATTGGCTTCAGCATGCTGTTCAACCTATCGCCTCTCATCTGAGTTGTATCTACAGTTTTTGCTCCTAAACATTCTGCAAATAATGTTTTTCCGTACCCTGATGATCCATAGATCAGCAAGGGTTGTTGTTCATAGTTGTACCAATCTTCGATAGCACGCTTGGCTCTATCTTGTCCAACTATATTTTTGAATAAATCAGTTTTAAGCGTCTTTTTATGTTCAGTCATATAACTTCACTCCTTTCTATTTAAAATTAAAATTTGACCCCTTCTCGTTAGCGAGAAAGGTATTTATTTCTTCTACTATTGTTGCTACATAATCTTCTTCTATTGATAATTCATCTTCTAAGTCGGTATTAGTTACTTCACTTCTTTTTCTTAAGTATTCACTGCATTCGTTCTTTGTGGTCTCTGTTATTTCTATGAAGCGATTGTACTCACTATCATTAATTTTTTCTTCTGCATATAATCGTTCGATTTCATTTGTTAAATTATTGAAGTTATAAATGTCTTTTAACATATTTATCATTCCTTTCTTTTTATTTATTATACCCTTAATTCGCGTGAGGATTAATTCTGAGACGTTTTTATGTTCAAGTAATATAATTTCATATCTCTCCAAATATTAAGTCAAATGCGTCGATTTCTTTTTTGGGTGGATCAGGATTATAATCTTCATGTTGTTCACTTATTATATCTTCATCATTTAATAATTCTGCTTCATCTTCAGATAATTTCATTGATAAATATTTTATAACTGTATCATCTGTCCTTAAGAATTTTTCAAGTTGAGATACTCTTTCTGCTGTAGTTTTATAAGTGAATACTACATACCATCCTGTTTTACAACCTTTAACTTTATAAGCTAAAGATTTTTTACCCATTTTATTTATTTTATATATGTTAGATGGTATGGTCTCATACCACGATATATCGCCTTTTAATATATGGTCTTGGTATTCAATTATTTTACTATTGTATTCTTTTGCTGTTAACTTTTCATGGAATATTATTATTGTTTCAAATGCTTGTATTTTTTTATCTTTATCCATAATAAATATTTTATCTCCTTTCTGTTCACTTATTAATATTTTTCCCAGAGTTTTATCGCAAACTCATCTGGATTAGCTAGCGTGTGAAAATCTGAATCTTTTTGATCTAAATTGTGTTCACTTGCTGTGTATTTCCATATACCACAATTACTTCCATAGCTTTCATCTGCATATCTAAATACAAAGTCATAACCTAAATTAAGTATCTTGAATAATATTGGTACTGGTATGCTCCACGCGGTAGAGTATACGAATGTGAGTTGGCTTTTACCAATCTTAGTATAGGTGTCGTATGCTCCCCATTTTGTACCCCAATATTTTAAGTGCCACTTGTACCAATCGAACCATGGCCTGTCTTTATCTTCTTCTACGTGTGAAGACTTGTTCACAATGCAATCATCAGGGCATTCGGATTCTAGTCTTGGCTCTGGTATTATCTTGTCAAAGTCTATATAGCAATTTAGTGGATAACTTTCGCCTTCTGTCTGACTTGTTATTTTATCTAGTATCGTGAATATGTCTGCTTGGTTTAAATGTTTGAATGTTAATACTTGACGGACGTGGTTAGCCATATTTATTCCTCCTTTCTTGTTATATATTAGGCATAACTCTAATTCCAACACAATTCCAATCACTAGTTGTGTGGTTGTTATTATTTCTCATGAAATTCATAATACGATTCCAGTCGCATGCCTCAGCTTTTTGCCATTCAGATTTTTTATAACTGTTCACTTTTGTCACTTGACCTATCCAGTTTTTGATTAATACACTTCTTTGTTGTGTTGGTCTTGGTAATAACGCACCATCTTTACCGTTAAGATATATTACATATATGTTATCATCGTCTTGTAAAACTATCATTTTATAGAATATTAAGTCATTCCATACATCAGTTGAAAAGCTAAATGTCATTCTTAAGTGTGTGTTATTATCTTTATCTAATACAACTGCTTCTGCTAGTCCTCTCCAGCCTCTGTTCTTATTAATTATTACATATTTAAAATCATTCATTTGAAAATTCCTCCTTAAATTTTATTTTTATTTATTTTAGACTTTACCAAAGATTAAGTCGAAGACGTCTACGTCTGCGTCTAGTTTCTTTGTTTCTTCTTTTGTTGTTTTCTTTCTTTGGTCTCTTACAGGTCTGTGTATTTTCATGGTTGATGCTAGTAATATATCTTTTGTTTCTGGGTTTATCTCAATAGATATTTCGTCTGTGTCATCGTGTATTTTATGTCCTGCCATTTCTAAGATGTCTTTTATTTCTGAATTTAATCTGCCGATAACTACACTTGCTCTTGTCTCTGTGTTTTGAACTGTAATGTTTGCATAGTAACCACGTGGCTTTGATACTTTATACATGTACTCCACCTCCTTCCTTATACATCTATATCTAATGTTTGAATACTTGGATTGATTCGTTTTACTTTTTCTAGCCAGTGACTGTTTTGTCCTACTAAAACGGTTCTTCTTAATTGTTTAAGTTTATCTTTTGACCAACTTAGTTTACCACCACCGTCTGTCACTCCAATAGGCGAGTAGCCTTTTTGTTCAGCTTGCCAACATAACTCTATCACTCTATCTCCATCGTCGTCATAGCCACCTGATGCTCTTACTGGCACAAAGTCTTTATATGTACTTTTATAATAGTGTTCGTATTCCTCAGTTTTATATGGTTCTGGGGCTTTAAGTCTATCGTCAGAATTATAGTGGCCTGCAAACCATTCACAAGGACATTTCATTGCTTGGGGTATTGACTTAGTTATTATTTCTTTGAAAGTGCGTATTTCTCCTGACATACTACCTGAAGCGTCAAAGACTAAATATAATTCGGTTTTACCTTGAGTTTTACCTTTAAAGATACATCCGTCAGTTGTTTGTAGCATGCTTGGTAGTCTATATGTTCTGTCTCTTTTAGTTGAAGCTAGTCCATTTAATTGACGTGTTAACTTGCCTATTTTTAATCTTTTTCTTTTAAGTTTATTGATTGTTTCTTCAATTATGTCTGCTTCTCTTGTTTCAATGAATTCCTTACTGTCTATTTTATCTAATTTAGACCAGTCTGCATCCGTATGTTCACTTACTTCTTCTGGTGTTGTTGTTTTTTCTGTACCGTCTATTTCTTCTGGCTCTCCGTCTTCTGCACGACTAGTACTTTTTTTCTTTGGGTCATCCTTATCGTCCTCGTCGTGTGTCTTTTTGTCTTTCGCTGTTGTTTTATCTTCTTTAGTTTTTGTTGACTTGCCTTTTGTGTCGTCGCTTTCCTTTTCTCCTATGCCTTCGCTCTCGCCTTCGCCCGTCTTATGTTTAGTTGGTTCAGTTTCATCTTTACCTTTTCCACTCTCATCTTTTTTGTGTTCTGCGTATTCTTTGAGCATGTCTTCTAAGTTATATGTTGTGAAGGTGTATTTTAAAGAGTTTCTGTTTCTTAGTTGTGCTAGGTTAGCTTTAGCTGTTTCAATTAATTCTGGAAACATTTTACACAAACTATCGTGTACTAAGATGTCCATTATAATGTTCACTTCATTATGGGTTAGATTACATAATTTTTTATCTTTTTCCCTTCTTGCGTCGTCAAGAAACTTAAAGTATCTTTTGTGATGTCTTAACTCCATGTGAAATTTTTCGTGCCATAATAACCATTTGAGCATACCCTCATTATAGTTTGGTAGTATTTTGTATAAGTTGTCATCTGTGTTAATGAATAGTTTGTTACCGTCTGTATATGCGACGGCGTTTCCTATATCAATTACTTTAGCATTACCATAAATGATAGCTGTTTCTATTTCGTCGCTACCATATTCTAAGAATGGATTACTCATACTACTCAGCCTCCTTTACTATTGATTGGATTTCTTCTTCTGTTAGTATTGCACCAAACTCGTCAAGCAAGTCTTTTTCGTCCTCAATATAATCCCCTGCCCATAATACTCTACCGTTTTCTTTGAATAGTCTATATGTTTCTCTACAAGCTTTTAGTGCCTGTGCTGGGTCTACTGATTTGACTTTCTTTTGTATATTAAATAATTTAGTTGTTAGCTCTTCCCCTATCTTTGAGCTTACCCATAGTGCGTCCATTTCATAAGCAATTACTTCTAATATGCCGTCAATATCTCTTGGTGGCACGTTTTCTTCTAATAGTATGTCGATGTACTTGCTTACCTGTGGTATGTTTTTATACTTAGCCTTTAAATAATTTTTGGTGTCTATTTTATTTGAAATCATTTCAAATATATTAAACCTATTGTGTAGGGGTGTTGGTATATCATTTAAGTATACTGTGCCATCCTCTCCTGTGCTTAGGTTACCTGCACCAATTATTTGTGCATACTCTAAAGAGTGTCCACACCAGTTTCTTTTTGTTGGGTCTGGATGACATATAGAGTAACAAGCATTTAATACTTCTGGTAAAGCTTGGTTCATTTCGTCAAAGAATAGTACATAGCCCTTACCCTTTGTTTTGAATAATGGAGCTAGTCTTTCGTCGAGTAATCTTGTGAAGTATGCGACTGCTTCTTTTTTATCTTCTGTTGATAGTTGTGCATGAGGGATACCTCCCATCGCCTCTGGCATTTCTGTTGCAAGCGAAAATGATAATACTTTTAAATTATTTTCTTCGCCATATTCGTCTACTATTGCTGATTTGCCTATTCCTGACTTACCATATATAAATATGTTCTTTTTGTATCCTCCATCTTTAAGTAATTTTTTAAGTTGACTTTGTGATATTTTTATCAACTCTCTCATTTTATCTGCTATCATTATTTCCATAGCTTTTCTCCTTTCTATTACATACCGTTTAGATTTGCCCGTAGGGTGTACGGTATGTTCTTATTTACTATTGTACCATATTAGTGGTAATATGTCAAACATTATCATTGGTTTATATGACAAATTATTGTTTAGTGCAATTTCATTTGTTTTTATGCACTACAAGGACGCGTGTGCGTGCCTTTATGTTGGGACACAATCCTGCTATTTACTGCTATTGTTATCGTAATTTCTTTCATTTTATTTTACCTTCTTTCTATGGGGGCTATTTTATACCCACCCCCCTTGCTTTTGTATTCCTCTAGTTTAGATTTCCAGTAGGTCATTCTCTCAATGTTGCCAGACTTTTTAGCACCATAGTAGTTGTTATATAGTCTGTGATATTCCTTACCTTTACCCTTGTGTTGTGCATTTACTTTTGCTGATGTCTTCTTTTGATTTTCCTGAATACGAGTAATTAAGTTTATGTAGTCTATGAAGTCATCATAAGTTACTAAACAGTCGGCGTATATTACTGGTTTGTTTTTATGTTTCCCGAATATCTTTTTTTCGTTCATACCTATTACACCTTCCATTTTTATCATTAGTTCAATGTCTTCATTTTTTAGAAACATTTACTCCACCCCCCCTCTTCTTATTTATTGTTTCTTAAAGTTATTAGTAAGTGTTGCATTATCAATTGTTGAGATAATATCTTTTAATAAGTTTTTAGCTTCTTTTTTAGCGTCTTCATTTGGTGTTGCAACAATTGTAGTGTTTGTGTATACTATTGTGTCTTTGTCAAGTGTTTTCATATATGCTAATTTTTCTTTGTCGTTTTTGATTGATTTTTCTAGTTTTTCAATCTCTTGTTTTGCGGTTGTTTGTGTTTTTCTTAATGTGAGTTTTCCAAAAGTTGTGTCAATTGATTTTGTTTTACCTTCTGTCGTTTCATATTGTTTTAATAGTTGTGTGAATGCTAAATAGTTACTTGCTGTATATGTATCACTTGCGATTTTATCAATTGCTTTTAATAGTAATAAAGCATCTTTGTATTTATAATCTTTATTTTTCATATTATTCGCCCCCTTTTAGTAATTTTAATATTTCACTTGTTGCAACATAACCTTGATATGTTGGTATATCTTCAATTATGATTTTACAATTATTATCTGTTATTACTGTAATTGTTTGGTTGTCTGTGTAATTGTATTTATAATTTAGTTTTTTAATGAAGCCATTTTTATTCATTTTGTCGTTTAATAAGTCTGTAAATAGTATTGATATAATGTCAAGTTGGTTTGTGTATTCATTTAATAAGTTATTATTGTTATCGTATGTTTTCATTTTCATATCTTTTTTACCTCCTAATTTTTTATTTTATTTTACTTTATTCACTATATACTTTATGCTTTATACTTTATATTCTGTTACTGTTTAGCCACTATCTGTTACATATTATTTTTAAGTAATGCAACTTTACTATGTGCATAAGTCTTGAAAGTGCCTTGCACATTAAGCACTATTGAATATATACATAATATGTATATATTTATTTTCTTTATTATATATATTATACCACTTTTGTGGTATAATGTGAAGTATTATCATGATAGCGTGGTAGCAAAGTTTAAACCCCGCAAACGCAGGCGTAGTATCTCTTTACAGATTGTTTCCATGAGTGGCGACTCCCAAAACATATATCTGAAAAAATTAGACAAGAAATATTTTGTCTATAAATTAAAACGAATATTTAGATAAGAAAGTTATTGTTTATAAAAATTTATAAAAAAGACAAAAAAGTTGTACTCCATTTGCAAAAAAATAAAAAATATATTATATTTAATTTAAAAGTGAACGGGAGGTAATAAAAACTATGATAAAAATTACCAAAAACATTAAAGATGAATATACAAACGGTAAAATTCAAGATTTATTTAATGAAGTAGACGATGTTTTATCAAAGCGTCAAGAGATACAATCACGTTATTTAAGAGGAATTGATAGTACAAATCCTGGTTCAGAAGGTACAGTTCAAGTATTTTTTGAAAAATTCATTACAGATTTAGCCAGTGGTTATTTATCAGGGGATATTACTTATAATTGTGAAATAGTAGATGAAGATGAGATCTCTTCTTATAAATTATTGCATCCAAATGGAACACCATTAGATCCTGAAACAGCTGCGCAATTAAAATATATAATCACTACACTATCAGCAAAGAATGATGACCCTAGAGTTTTGAAATCATTATTCCATGATGCGGTATTATTTGGAGCAGCTTATGAAAGACAATTAGACTTAGACGTACCAGCAGATGAAACCGCTACTTCTACATCATCAAGCGACCCAAATTACACATATTATGCCTTATCTGCATTGAATACAGTAGCAATATTCCCTACTGATATATCAGATATAGAGCAACAAAATGCCATAGGACTAATTAGTGTTTATACTTTAGATGACCGTAACTCAGAAGACAACCAAGAGCATACATTATATTATTGTATTGAATGCAACCCATATACCAACAATTATTCTACTAGTATCTATGATCAAACCACTAACCAAGATGCTACCAGCCAATATCAAAAGGTCATAACATTAAAAGAAGAAAAGCCTGCCACTCATAATATCAGCACATTTAGTGTATACGAGCCAGACCCACAAGTAAGTATCATCGACCCAATCATAAGCCTAGTAAGCGCGTACGAGAATATTATGAATAACTTGAATAACTTATATCAATACAACGATACAGACGCTAAGTTGAAGGTTAGCGGTTACCGTCCTGAGAACCCACTTACAATACCAAATCCAGACTACGACCCAGAAGAGGAGATCAGCGACAATAACTCTCCAAGCATCACAAACCCAGCGCGTACACTAG